CCCCTGAGCGCCCGTTCGCGAAGTTCGGCGAATTCGCCCGGGGACAGGTCCCAGGCCGACCGCTTCGTCGGGGTGTCCCCGCCCTTCCCGGTCTTGACCGTGGACCTGTCGCGGCGCTGGACGTTCGCCAGCACGTCCTGTTCGGTGCGCTGGCGGATTTCGCCGGACAAGGCTTCCTCGGCCACATAGAGCCGGTAGGCGTCTTTCCAGGGGAGGGGGTAGCCGTACTCGCGCTCGAAGCGCTCGCGGATGGAGCTGANTTTCTTTTCGTCCCAGGGCGGGAGTTCTTTGCGCGTAGCGCGCAGGGCCTCGACCTCGGCNCGCGCCTCGTTCATGGCCTCGCGCTCGCGCAACTGATTGATCAGGATCTGCTGGTTCAGGATTGCCCTGGCGGCTTCGGTGGTGATGCCGAGCCGGTCAGCAAGGCTTTCCACGATCTCCTGATGGGACTCCGGCGAGGGCGGTTGCGCGTAGCGCCTCTGGTACTCGGCTTCCAGTTCAGCCCGGATCTCTTCCCGGAGCTTTCGAATTTCACGCTCCAGGCGTTTCTTGAAAGCAAGTTCCTCGTCACCTGGCGCGTCCGAGTCCTCTACGCCCTCGGTTTGCTCCGAGCCGCCCTGCCCGGCGTCAGCAGGGATGGTATCGCCCGTCTGTTCCGACTCGGTAGCCTCCAGGTCTGCCTGCCCCTGCCCGGCGTCGACAGGGATGATGTCGCCCGTGATCTCAGGCATGACCATCCTCCTTCTGTGAAGTTGCCCTGCGGCGTCCAGGGCGGTGGTATCGCCCGAAAGAAAAAGCCGCCTTACGGCGACCTAAAACCAGGTTCCAGGGGCGGCGCCCCGGGCGACGCGGCCGCTTGGAGCAGTATCGCCACGTCGGGGTCGAGGCCCGCCGGTATCCCTCTAACCTCGGGCGGGGGCTGGGCGGGGGCCGGCGGCGACTGGGCCGCCCGGGCCTGTGCCTCCGCCTCGGCCTGCCGGCGCTGCTCCATCAGGTGCCGGAGCCGGCTGATCTGCGGGAACACGTCGGCCGGCAGCATGTCGAGGTACATCTGCGCGTCGATGATGCGCCGCTCGAACAGGCTGTCCAGCGTCGCCATGTAGAGGGTGCGGCCAAACGGGCTCGCGGCCGTGGCCTTGACCCGTACGTCGAAGGCCATGGACTTGAAGTCCGTGCCCTTGAACCACACGAACGCCCGGCGGTTATCCGGACCGACGATGCGGATCAGCCGGCTCTCCGTGTAGTTCTCCTTCCAGTGCGCCAGCCACAGCCGGCCCATGTCGCGCATGGCCCGGTACAGGCGCCGCTGGATCGGCCGGATGGTGATCCCGGCCGCCTCTTGCAGGGCGATGATGGCCGAGGCATTCAGTTCCGCCGACGGCGCCTTGCCNACNAAGGCGTCGTGGGCCCGGGTCGCGTCCTTGAGCCCGTCCGTCAGGATCGAAATCATCTGCGTGATCCCGACCGGGAACTGCGGCGGGTTCAGGTAATGCACGCCCCAACCCTGGCCGGTGTAGCGGTCCTCGACCGGGTTGAACGGGTTGTTGTCCAGCTGGCGCGGGTCGATGGCTCCGCGCTTGTACACGGGCTTCGGGGCGCCGTGGGCATAGATGTTCAGCAGCCCCATGCCCTCCATGCGGTTGCGCTCTTTCTGGTTGTGGATCAGGTCGGCGCTCTCCGGCTTGCCCCAAAAGGACTTGCGCCGCGGATACCACTGCATCGCCACGAACGGGTAGAGGCCGTGGGCGTAGATGCCTTCTTCTTGTCGCAGGAGCTTGTCCTGGCAGATCGCGGCGTAGTTCAGGCTGACGTTGCCCTTGCCGTCAGCCTCCTTCGACCAGTGGTGAATGACGGTGACGTACTCGGTTTCGTCCTGCTCGATCCGCTGGTGGTCGTAGACAACGCTGTCCGATTGCTGGCGCTCTGGTTTAAGCGCGGCCAGGACGTCAGGGTCGGCGTGGTCCCGGTACAGTTCACGCACCGTCGCCAGCGGCAGGCGCTCGGTGACGAGGATGTACGGCTGCGACTGGATGTTCGGGTCGTGCGGGTTGCCGGGAAAGAAGTCGGCCGGATCGATCTCCATGCCCCGGATGTCGCCCACGAACTTGCTCCGGCCCGGGGTTCCCCCGCTGATCGTGTTGTCCCAGGGGAAGAACCAGATGCACGTGCCCATGATCGCCGCGGTCCTGAGCCCTTCTTCGAGCAGGTGCGGCAACTCCATGTACTCGGCTTCGGACAGGTGCCGGGCGACCTGGCTCAGCAGTTCCGCAGCGTCGATGTCGAACCGGGTCTCGTCGTCGTCGCGCTGCGCCGAAACGGTGCCGGTGCCGGTCTCTGCAGGCTCAAAGTAGATCTCCGGTATCTCGTAGGTCAGGGCGCTGACCTTGGCCTCGATCACGTGCGCGAAGTAGTTCGTGACGGGCCGGGGCAGGTTCTTCGTCTTCGGCGTGGGCGCCGGCCATTGGTCGCCCTCCCAAAACCGCTGGTACTCCGCCCACTGCTCGTACAGGCCGCGGCTGCGCTTGTCCTGGACGCCGGCCCGGTAGCGGCGCATGACCCGCCTGACTAGGGCCTGCTCGGGCGGCAGGGCGTAGGCTTCGGCCTTCTCCAGTGTCATCGCGTTAGCCATCGTCATCGCCCTTCACGGGTGCCCCGTTGAACCACTCGTCGAGGGTCCTCGCATCAAGCGGGGGGATGCCGTTGCCGGAGGCATCCTCCTCCGGCTCTTGCCCCGGCTCGGGTTCGGCCGCCGCCAGGAACCGGCGCCGCCGGCCCCCGGCCGGCCGGGAGCGGTAGGCGCTCAAAGCGTTGCGGGCCCCGAAGTAGGAGCCCGCAAATGCCGAAAGGGACAGCGCGATTAGGACCAGCAAGATGTCCACGCTCACCACTCCAGGTAGCCGGTCCTCACCGGCTCGTCATCCTGCAACGCGAACGGCAGCGGCTTCGGAGGCCTGGCCACCGGCTCGGGCCCCATGGGCCGGGACATGCACAGGTAGCGGATGCTGTCCGCGGCATGGTCTTCGGCCTTGGTGTCCAGGTCCTCGGGGTTCGACGGTGACGGCGGCAGCGACGGCAGCGTCCTGAGCAGGTGCGGGCACCGCCGGGCGAAGACCTTGAGCCGGCCGTGCTTGATCCGCATGTGCATCTGGTTCCAGCCCTGCACCCGGTCGTTGTCGGCGCGCTCGAAAATCAGGCCNGCCTGCATGAACTCCTCGCCGATGGACGGACCNGTGTGGCCGGACCTCTGCCAGATCGCCGGGTCGGCGACACGCTGCACGACCTGGTANCCGCGCCGTGCCTCAAGCTCGCGCACCTTCTGTGCGACCTCGGCCGCCGACTCGCGCGAGCCCACGTCCGGCTTGCCGCCCCAGCCATACAACTCGTCGACGATGTACAGGTTCTCGTCCGCGTCCACCGCGGCCCAATAGATCGCGTAGGGCTTGGCGAAGCCCCAGTCCATCGTGCAGACGATCGGCATCCCGCTGACGTCAAACGGCTCGACGACGTGCTGTTCGGCGTTGAACTCCGCGAAGAACGCGCCCTCGTACACGTTCCAGTCGCCCTTGAGGTACGCCGTCCGGCGAGGCTCGGGCAGGCTGTNGATCTGCGCGATGTACTGCGGGTTCTCCCGCACGATGATCGGGTTGTCGAAGACCGTGCAGGGGATGTACCGGAACGAGCGCCGGATCTTGCCGACGCCCGGGATCTCGAACTCGCGCTCCCAGGCCCCGCCCTCGGGCGCCGGGTCGACGAACCGGGCCTTGACCCACTGGTGCCCGATGCCCAGCGGGTTGCTGGCCGCCCGCACCTGGGGCCTGACGCCCGGCTTCGTGGTGCGGAGCCGGCTCAGCATGAACTCGAACATCTCCTCCTCGAACTCGGTCAACTCGTCGAAGCAGATGCTATCGTATTCCGCGCCCTGGTAGGCGTACATGTCGTGCTTCTCGTACATGTGCCCGAACTCCAGGACGCTGCCCGGCCCGTCCTTGTGCGGGAAGTACCAGAAGTGCTTCGTGGCGTTATAGCGCGCACCGGTCCCGTAAAACAGCTGCATCGAGCGCGGGATCACGGTACGCTCCAACATCGGAAACTCCCGCCGCAAGTACAGCCCGCGATGACCGGGAATCGTCACGCACCGCATGAACAGGTAGATCAGCAAAACCTCGGACTTGCCCGGGCCCGGTGCCCCACCGAAGAACACCTCGTCCTCCTGCGCCTCAAGGAACCGCTTCTGGTGCGGGAAAGGACGCCACTCCCGGATGCCCTTGCCCTGGCCGTACTCGATGGACACGGGCAGTACCGTCACCGGCTCACGGCCTCCTGCTCCAGACGCTCCCTCGCCAGGTTCAACTCCGGGCGCACGCCGAGATCCGTATGCGCCGTCACCTGACGACACCGGTAGCAGTACAGGTGCTTCGTGTGGCCGTAGCCCCGCGTCCGGCTCTTGCGCCGGTGGATCGGGAACAGGTTGCCGCAGTCGTTGCAGCGCAGCAGAGTCTGGTATGTCTTGCGACGCATGAGTCCATCACCCCAACCATAGAACGTAACTAGCAGAAGTTCCCAGGGACGTTTTTGGGGGAGTTTTTTGGGGGGTGGGGCATTGTTACAAGGCCCCCCCCGCGCCCCCACAGGTGGGGGTGGCGGCTCCGCCGCCAGGACGCCGCCGGCGCCGGTACCGCTCCTGGCCGCTTCCGCTGACTATCGATGGGGTGCCCTGTTCGGTCGTGGCGACCGACCCGACATGCATAATCGGCCGGTCCCCACAAACGGAACGGCGGCCGAAGCCGCCGCTTTCCGTCGATGGGTGCTATGCATATGTACGCATATGTGCTTCCAGTTGGGCCGGGATCCGTGCCCGCTGAAACCCGCGCCGGGAGCGGATTTCCGGCGACGCTACGTCACCATAATGGCGATTCTGTTAACCCCAGTTTCCAGTTCGATGCATATGCTATGCGTCCCCTATGCATCGTTGCCGAGGACGATCTTGAGCACCACCCCGGCTTCGTCGGCCCTGCTCGGTCGCCCGACTCCGGCACGATCCAACACTTCTCTGCCCGCGGCCACCCGGACATGCTCCGAATTCGCCTCCGTCGCCAAGCGCGACATCTCCTGTGCGACCTTCGGCACAGCATCCACGAGGATAGACTCGGCCAGGTCAACGGCTTCCTGCTGATACGCCTCAATGGCCTCTCGGAAGGGCTCTAGATGTTGCCACCGATAGAGAGTGGCCACGGACACCCGCAGTTCTTTGGCGATATCCTCCCACTTCTCACCACGCGCCCGCAGCATGGCGGCCATGCGCTGTTTTGGCCGCAGGCTCATGGTATCGCATCCCCTCTCGGCCCTCGGCGGGCTACATCTAATGCAGGCTCGCATCCCCTCTAGGCGGCGCGCAGGCGGCCTGTCGAAACGTCTCGCAGCTACCGTCCGTCCGATTGCCTCGCGCCATCCCTGCCGCTCAACGAGCCAGCGCCCGCCCTCATTTGCGGCCCTTTCTTCGCTTGCTCGCCTCGATCGCAGCCAACTGGCGCTCAGCCTCGGCCCTTGTGTCGTGCCGGCCGAGCACGCGCTTGCCGGTGCTGTCCAGGACGAGCCACTTCCGACCC